TAATTCTCCGGTAGAATATTTTCCACCAAATGGATCTATTTTTCCATTCATTACTTTTTCTTCAATGTCTTTGGCAATTGCAATAACATTGGTCGGCATGTTAGTGTATGGTGCCATCTTAACCATTCCACTCTTCATGTCACCCCAAGTGTCTGACTTCTTCCAAGTTCCGTCCATTACAGCTTTCACTCTTGACACATAATATGGAGCCCAGTCATCTATAATGGCTGTCAATTGAGCTTTTGGCGCAAATTGAATCATATCAGATGCTTGACCAAAAGCCATAACACCAGCTTTTTCTGCAATCTGCAGAGCAGCTGGACTATCTGTATGTTGAGTAATAATATCAGCACCTTCACTTATTAGCACTTTTGCTGCATCACCTTCTTTTACTGGATCATACCAAGTATTAACCCACACCACATCAATATCAAACTTTGGATTTACTGATGTAGCACCTAAGTAAAATGCATTGATTCCTCTTACAACTTCTGGAATTGGAAATGATGCAATGTAACCGGCCTTACCATTTTTACTCATGTGACCTGCAATTACACCTTGAATATATCTTCCTTGATAAAACTTTGAAGAATATACTGACATATTATCATTAGTTTTATATCCTGTTGCGTGTTCAAATTTAACATTTGGAAACTCTTTAGCAACTTTTAACATCGGCTCCATATAACCAAATGATGTTGCGAAGATAATATCTGTACCTGATTTTGCCATAGCTCTTATTACAGTCTCGGCTTCTGGTCCATACTTTACACTTTCAATAAATGTAGTTTCCACTTTATCGCCGAAAGCTTTTTTAACAGCTAATCGACCTTGTTCATGCATGTAAGTCCAGCCGTGATCTCCAACCGGTCCTACGTATACGAATCCAACTTTTAGTTTATCTGCAAAAGCTGAAAAACAGAATAAGAGTGACAGTGTCAGCACTGCCAAGTGCTTTAAGAATTTCATTTTTACTCCTTTTATCTTACTCTTGAAACTGAGCCATTAGGTTTTGCCAAGAAAGCTTCAAAGCTTACGCTCGGATAATCTTTCTGTAGCGATAAGAAAGCTTTTAGATTTGACATAGCATCATCAAAAAGTCTTATTCTTTTATATATCTTTTGATCTAAGTATTTTCTAAAGATGACTTTCTTATTTTCTGCGGCTGGTCCTCCTCCAAGGTTTCCAGCACGCTCAACATAGATTTTATCTATGTCGATTCCTTGATTTCTAAATGTATCTAGAAATAATTTTTTGTTGTCAAAGTTAGGTCTTGCAGTTACGATGATAACCTTTGAACCTGCTTTTGTTGCGTTCTTTAATATTGCTTTAACCTTGTCAATCATTCTTGCAATTGGTGTAGAGGTTTTATTAAACACTTGAGCATTCTTAAATTCACCAAAATCGAATTCTTCACCAGGTTTTTTCTTGTATGTATTGAATTGTTGGTTATCTAATTTCTTGATAATTTTACCATTTTTAACTACATGAACCTTGGCTTTGGTTATAAACATTGTTTCGTCTACATCAAACATTGTGAGACCTTTGCCGGCGGCTTCTTCTAAAAATGTTTTAAATTTTACCATTATAGATATTCTACCATATTTTTAAGCAAATGTAAAGGACTTTTTTCATTTTTTGTAAATTTTTTGTATATGGTCCTCAAACTGCTCTACCTTTTCTAATCTATTTGGCCAAAGAATATACTCTTTCTCTGGATTCTTTTTAAGATTATTAAGTAAAGGTGTTATTGCGTTATATAGTTTGTCCAATCTTTCTTGAGCAGAACTGGCTTCAGTTTGAGAAGCCTCTGCTTTTTTAGCTACTTTTTGTACAGCTTCGAGTTCATCTTCGTCTACAGCTGTAAAACCAAAATCAAAAAAATCTTCGGACATTATCCTAACGCCTTCATTCGAGTCACGAGCCTTCCAGCTCTATTTGGAACCTGTCTATACCATGCGGAATCAATCATTTCATCTGCAGCTTTCTTCCAATCTCTGGCATCAACACCTGCTTTCATACCTTTAAACTTTGAAAGTCTTGGTCTTCCAAGATTAAACATCATGTTTGCTATGATTAGTTGCGCTTCTTCTGGCAGATCGTTGAAGTCGTCATATAGTATGTTGCAGTCGCTAAGCACTGTTTCAACGTCTTGATTGAATGCTTCGATGACTCTATCTTCTGAGACAGGAGTTCCAACCGGTTCTCCATTTTCTGGGTCAGTATCCCTAACCAAATGACCAATACCGAAAGTAGGATACCCAAGATGGTCGTTATATATTTCATACTTAACTCCTTCATCCACTTCAAGTTCTTTTCTTAACTGTTCTATATTCATAATAGACCTCCATATAAATTACTATTTATAATAAAAAAGGCGGGAAGAACCCGCCTTTCTTTATTTGGATAAGTAGTCGTTTTCTTCTTCAGTATACGGCCACATTAGTATTTACCGTGATATTCGTCTACAGTTTTATCATTCATTCTTTGCAAAATTTGATTAAACTCTTTTTGCTGATGAAAGCCTAAATGAATTAACTCTCTTGCAACTCGTCTATTAGCATTCATTTGCATTCCGAATTTAATCTTTTTGAAAGTTTTTTTGAAGAAAGACGCTACTGCGTCACAGAATTTGCATGTTACTGCATATATTGCTATTGTTGTCATTTAATCCTCGTTAAATTATTTAATGTTAATTGTACGAGGCTGCTTCTCTTCTGGTAGAATTACTTCTAATTTGACAGTTAGTATTCCATCAGTCAGATCGGCACCAGTTACTTCGGTATATTCCGACAGTCTGAATGACTTTTCAAACTTACGTCCACTAATTCCTTTATGAACGTATGCATCTGCTTCTCTACGTTTGTCCCTATCTCCTTTGATGGTAAGGATGTGTTCCTTCACCTTAATCTCAATGTCTTTTTTATTGAACCCGGCGACAGCCATCTCAATGATGTACTTTTGATCACCGTCTCTAACTACATTGTGTGGTGGGTATCCATCGTTTGCATGTACATGTATATCTTGTAATGCATCGAAAATATGGTCGAAACCTAAAAAAGCGTTCCTTGGGAAAACAAAATTTCCAGTCATAGTATCCTCCTATTAAGCAAGGTTATTTAAGCGGACCCGAACCATTCGGCATCCTATAATATATATAATACTTTTTTTTCAAAAGTACATAGCTAATATTAATTTTTTTTTGTTTTATTGCGTTTTTTTCGTAAAGATCTAAGTTTACTAAACTTAAGCAATTCAGTATAGAACTTAATGTTCTTTACTATTTTACGCCGAGCTCGAGCAGCTAGAGACTTTTGCATTCTACCTGCACGAGATTTGTTTTTATTTAGAACCGTTACCAATGTTGTATTTTGGACATAGCTCCCATTGGTCTTTATCTTTAAAAGATATAATCTTTATTTGCCTTAAAGGCGCAATAGGATCTAGTTTGTCCCTCTTCTCAATTTCTAATAAACCCCAATCACTCATAAGTGTTGCAATAGTGTTTCTTCTTGCTACGTCATTTTCTTCTAAGTTTGATTTCTTGCCGTCAAGCAGAAACAATTCTTTGAAGTGTACAATAAAGTACCGTCCTTGTTTATGGAGTATGTGACATGATTGATAGAGTTTATTGTCTTTACGAGATGCAACACCAATTCTTGTTAGTGTTTCTCGAATCTTTAAAAAATCATCTGGTTCATTTAAAGTGACTTCCAGCATATTGCTTGGATTCCACTCAATAATATTATTTTCTTCCACCTGTCATTACCTTACGTTTCAATTCATTAATCTGATCAGTTGTTAGGATTGTTAAAACTTGGTGGGCTTTTTCATTACTATACCCATAATATTTTTTAACTACATCCAAATCACTTATCTGTTCTGGTTTAAACCATTTTGAAAACCTTTTACGTTTTCTAATTATATTTATAAAAAAATCAAATTGTAAACGATTGTCAAGGTGGTGGTTTCTATTCATTTCATTTGCGGCTAAAACTGTATCTGGAAAGTATGATAATTGCCTGTTTATCATATATGGACTATAAGACTTTTCAGCAATATCATCCACCATAATGTCTTTTTTAGTATAGTTTATTGCATTAGCATATTCAAATGGATTCATAATGTTTTCTCATATAGTGATTGAAATTCTTGTGTTATTGGTACTACAGTTTTATCCCACCAAGTAATAAATGCTTGATAATTATTATCAAAGTAAGATTCTTTGATGAATGTTTGTATTTCCGTACAATGTTGAGCCATTGAAGGTTCTAATACAAAATTAGCAGATAGCATTTCACACATTGCCAATTGCATTACAAAATCATTTAACATTTCTAATTCCATTATATATCCTTTGTTATCTTTTCTGCAAGGGCCATTCCCATTGTCCAGCCAAGATGACCAGCTCCGCTGTTAACCCACATTCCTTGTACTTTACTAATAATTGGTAACATATTTGGTGTCATAGGCCTCAAGCATGCCCATCTTGTATATTTTTCAGCATCCATAAATGTATTATTATGCACCCAATCTACTAAAGGTTTTATTCTATCTTCTCTTATATCGTGATTCCAATCTGCCAGCTCGGCAGTACCTGCAACTCTAAAAGTTAAATTTGTAAAAGGTGATGCAACTATTTTAGCATCATCATCAAGTATTGAAGTGAAAGGTGCGTCTTCTGCTTCTGCACCTCTAAAAGTTATTGAATAACCTTTTATTGGATATATATTCAAACTTGGAAGAAGCACTGACGTATAAGCACCTGCGCATATAATAACTTCATCATATTGCTCTTTTAATTCATGTAAAGTTTTAGCATGATCTCTTTTACCAGACAAGTATTTTACTTCTTTGTTTTGTACTATCTTATTGCAATATACTTTGTAATCAAAATTGTCTTCCATATAATAAGATAAGTGTCTACAAAAAGCATGTATATCTCCGACAGAATCACCTTTAGTAAAAGTAGCACCTACAATATCTTTTGAATAAATATTGTACTTTTTAGCTAAGTTACCTTTAGCTTCGACTCTACCCCACTTTGTATCTTTGAATCTATCGAGAGTTCTTC